ACCTCGTAGAGATCATCGACACTCGCCACCCGGCGTTCGGCTTGAAGTACTGGATTGGCGACAGCGACCTTGATGGTCAGGGTGGCGCGATGTTGTTGCTGAGGACGCAGAAGCCATGAGCCATTACGCCAGCATGATGCAGACCGAGGCGATGCGTCTGTTGCAGGCAGGCTTCGGCGCGCGCTTCAAAACCTATCGCAACACGCCCGCGCTTCAGGTCCAGCCGACCGACCTCCCACTGCTGGGCGTCTACATCCTGCGTGAGCGGCGCATCGGGATGGGACCAAACCACGCCGAGCCGAAGTTCAAGCACGAACTCACGCTGGGCTTTTCTGGTGGCGAGTGGGCTGACACCGACGATCAGAACAAGCTGCTGGGTCTGGAAGCGATGATGTCCGAGTTGGACGATATCCTGCTGACCAACGCGAAGTTCGTCATGCTGGTCGAGGGCTTCACCGGCATGGACCGGCAGAGCCAGTACGCCAAGGTGGGCGAGACAACGCTGTTCGAAATCAGGGTCGAGATGGTGATGGAGTTCACCGGCTGGTTCGACCCGGTCGTAAACGACGACTTCAACACGCTGCACATCGAAACGCGGTATCCGTCAGTCGACACCGACCCCGACGAGGTCATGCAGATCATTCGCCAGTACGACCTGACGCAGAACGAAATCACCGCTGCGCTGTCGAAGGCGGCGAAGTCGAAGGCGGGACTATCCAATGGCGGTCGCAGACCGCACCAACCCCTGACTTGAGAAGGAGACCGCGCCTATGCCCGTTTCATTCAACTCCATCCCCGGCAACTGGAAGATGCCGCTTTACTGGGTCGAGGTTGATCCCAGCATGGCTGGCTATCCCCGGTCCCGGCTGACTTCGCTGATTATCGGCACCAAGGGTGCTGACGGCTCAGCAGTCGCGAACGTCCCCATCCCGGTGCCTTCTCAGGCAGACGCGCGGCAGTTGTTCGGCTACGGCAGCATGCTCGACATGATGGTCGAGAGCTTCACCAAGAACAACTTCGCTCAGGAGCTATGGGTTGTCCCCATCGCTGAGGCGGCGGCAGGCGTCCCGGCGATGGGTGCGCTGACCGTCACGCAGCCCGCAATCTCCGCAGGCACGCTGCCCATCTACATTGCGGGTCGTCGCGTCCAAGTGTTCGTGGCGGCTGGTGAAGCCATCGCGGATGTCGCGAAGAAGATTGAGGACGCGATCAATGCTGACCTCTCGATGCCGGTGACGGCGCTGGTTGGCGTCGGCGGCGTTGTTGATCTGACGTGCAAGTGGAAGGGCGTCGAGGGAAATGAAATCGACGTGCGCCTCGCCTATGGCGGCGCGCTCGCAGCGGAGCGCATCCCGGTCGGTCTGGTCGTGACCGTTCCTCCGGGTCACCGGCTGACCGGCGGCACCGGCACCACCGACATCACCACGGCGTTGACCAACCTTGGCGATGAAATCTACGAGTACGTTGCGACCGGCTACACCGACAGCACCTCGCTCTCGCTACTCGAGACCGAGTACGGCTTCGGTGACACGGGTCGCTGGGGTTGGCTGCGTCAACTCTACGGTCACATCTTCGGTGCCTATAAGGGCGTCGAGGTCGGTGAGGACAAGGGCTACTCCGATATCTTGGACTACGGTCCCGAGAACAACAGCGGCGTGCTTTCCATCTTGGGCATCGAAGCGAACGCTCCGTCGCCCACTTGGGTCTGGGCGGCTGCCTATGCTGCGAAGGCTGCCCGCGCGCTGCTGAACGACCCGGCTCGCCCGTTGCAGACGCTGGCGCTGGAGGGCTGCCTTCCGGCTCCGAAGCATCAGCGCTTCACCAAGAAGCAGTGCAACGACTTCTCCGGGGTCGGCATCGCAACGCAGGGCGTCAACGATGACGGCATCCCGGCGCTGCTTCGTGAAAGCACGACCTACCAGAAGAACCTCTACGGTCAGGGTGACGACGCCTACGAGTTGGTGCCGACGCTCGCGACCCTCGCGGCGCTTTTCCGTTCGCAGCGTCACGCCATCACCAGCAAGTACCCGAGGCACAAGCTGGCGGATGACGGCACGCGGTTCGGAGCCGGTCAGGCCATCGTCACCCCGAAGATCATCAAGGCGGAATTGATCGCTCAGTACCGTCAGGATGAGTTCTTGGGGCGCGTCGAGAACGCTCAGGCGTTCAAGAAGAACTTGATCGTGGAGCGCGACCCGAATGATCCCAACCGGGTGAATGTCCTCTACCCGCCTGACCTGATCAACCAGCTTCGCATCTTCGCGGTGCTGGCGCAGTTCAGGCTGCAATATAACCGTGGCGTTGACACCGATATTGCCCTCTAGCCGTTGATGGTGGCGGCGGCTACAACAGCCGCCGTTCACTTCAACCTCTCATGAGGGAATTACCATGCAGCAACAGAGACTTGTTCTAGCCTTGGTCGTCGCGGAGGTCGGGGGCGTTGATCCCGGCTTCGGCAATATCGGCATCGGCGGGCGTCCCGATCAGGGGCTACCCGGCTACGGTCACCCCGATCAGGGCTTGCCCGGTCAGGGCGGGCACCCCGGCAATCGTCCTCCCGGTAGCTCAGGAGGTCACCCCGACAACAGTCTGCCGTGGTCACCGGGTCACCCCGACAACAGCCTGCCGCTTCCTCCCGGCATCTCACCGCCAACCGCACCGCCAAACCTCAAAGACAAACTGGTGGTGATGTGGCGTCTGCCGAATACCACGGAGTGGCATGGCAAGGCGGTTGATCCCGGTGCCAACCCCGATCAAGGTCTACCCGGTGGTCGCCCGCCGCACGCGTCGGGTCAGCCGGTGCCCGGTGGTCAGCCCGATCAGGGTCTGCCTCCGACAGCGACACCGAAGTCGTAACATCAACTGCGCGCGTCGGCGGGGGCGCGCGCTACCAAGGCGGGGACCAATGGATGTCTACGGAAAAATCACGAAGCCATTCTGGGATGACAAGCCGGTCGCGATAGTCGGTGGCGGTCCATCGATGGTGGACTTCGACTTCGAGCGGCTGAGGGGCGCGCACGTTCTCGCAATCAAGAACCTGATCAATACGATGCCGTGGGCTGACGCATGCTTCGGTCAGGGGATGTGGCTCGACAGGCTGGAGAACTTGCAGTCCCGCATCTACTGGGCGCTGCCTGAGGATCAGATGGCGGGCGCGCCGCAAGCGAAGAACATCACCTTCCTGCGGCGGCTCGACGGGCAGGACGTTTCACCGGACCCCAGCGTTATCTACAGCGGCGGGACCTCAGGCTTCGGAGCCATGCAAATTTGCATGCACAAGCGGGCGAAGCGGGTCGTGCTATTCGGCTTCGACTATGACGGCTCCTACGAGAACGGTTCTGAAAAGAAGCCCGAGAAGAAGCGCGCTCAGGCCGCAGAGAACTGGGACAAGTGGGCGCGGCACTTCGCGGTCTACGTCCCGCATCTGACCCGGCTGGGCATCAGCGTCGTCAATGCTTGTCCTACATCAAGCATCTCCTGTTTTCAGAAGGTGACGCTCGATGACGGAGTGGAGATGTTGAAGTAGGGAGTACTCCCGATGTGCTATTTCTGGATTGCAGCGGCTTTCATTATCGGCGGAAACTTCGGGGCGATTGCCATCGGTATCGTGGCGATGACCAAGCCGCGACGGTGAGGATCACCTACGATGTGATCTACGCGGTGGTCAGGACCGGCCATCCATTCGAGAGCGTCACCAAGCTCCGCGATGCGATCATGCGGCACGCGCGGCAGCCCTACGGCATCGTCTGCCTGACCGATCAGCCTGAGCGTTGCGAGGGCGTCGAGTTCATCGACGTCACCGGGGCGGGGCTGCCGGGACCGTGGGCGAAGATGCTGGTGTTCGAAAAAACATGGCGCGGTCGATCACGAATTGTTTATCTCGACTTGGACGTGGAGGTCGCTGGGGACCTCACGCCGCTTCAGGCTGTGCCGGGTGAGTTTGCCATCTGCGGGCGGCTGGACGGCAAATACAATTCATCGGTGATGGTGATCGGCGCTGGAATGGCGTCGTTCGTCTGGGAGCGTTTCGAGAAGCAATCCGTGCTGCTGATGGCTGAGGGCGGTGGAGTTCAGGCGGTGATCGAGATGCTCTATCCCGACGCGCCGTTCTTGCAGCGGTTTGTGCCGAGGGGCTTCTTCCAGAGCGTTGTGATCCCGGCAAGCCCGCTCCGGTAGCGGACATGACCGCTGATTGTATCGACGGTGGTCCGCTGGTGTTCGCGCGAGGCGCAGCGCATAAAGATTGAAGTCCCCAACTGAGGAGAGACTTCAATGCCGCAAGGTCCTATCGCAGGCACCGCCTACCTGAAGGTCGACGGTCAGATGTATCCGCTGAAGGGCAGCCTCACCGTTTCGATCACTTCGGTCGAGCGCAACGGCATTGCCGGTCAGGACTACGTTCACGGCTACCAAGAGCTTCCGCGCGTGCCCTACATCGAAGGCGACGTCTCGACGCTGCCTGAGGTCAGCACCGAGTTTCTGGAGAGCATCACCGACGCAACGATCACCGCCGAGTTGGTGAACGGTCGGACCTACGTTCTCCGCAATGCGTGGATGAAGGGTCCGGTGGAAATCAACACCAGCGACGGTCAATTCCGCGTTCGGTTCGAAGGCGTGGACGGCGACGAAATTTAAACGGAGGCGGACTTCAATGGCGGGTGAAGCAGTGGCTAAGAAGCCGGTCGAGGTTGTGGAGGATGCGGCGGCACCTTCCACGACCGATATCACTATCGACCTGACAAAGCCGGTGATGGCGAACGGGGACATGGTGAAGAAGCTCGTTTTCCGCGAGCCGACCGGGATGGACATGATGTCGATTGGCGAGAAGTGGCCGGTCAACATCGACTGGCAAACTGGTGTCGTGACGCCCAACCCAGAGATCATGGGCAACGTGATGTCGCAGTTGGGAGCGGTGCCGCCTTCAACGATCAAGTCGATGAGGGGCAAGGACTTCTCGACGTGCGCGCACGCGCTGATGAGTTTTTTCGTACCGGGCGAGCAGGCGACGCGATACTGAACTGCTATCGCATGGCTCGCTTCTACTCGCGACCCCCGGACGAATTTCTCAGCATGCCGATGAGCGCGGTCGAGCGGCACATGAGTTGGACAGACAGGTTGCTCGCCACGGCTGAGGCGCAGCGACCGCGCTGAGGGTCGCGGCGATGGCGAACGAGGAAGTACTCAGGCTCAGAGCCACGGTCGTTTCCGATCAGGCGCTTGCGGACATCCGCAAGTTCGGTCGTGAGCTTGGCATCGTCCAGCACAACGCCGGTCGAGGCTCGAAGGCCGCAGCAAGCGGCTGGGAGGCTTTCGGCAAGAGCATCTCCGGTGTCGGTCGCGAGATCACCTCTGTCGTTCCTCAACTGGGTGCCTTCGGGCTTGGCGCAGCGAGCGTCACTGGTGCCGCTGCCATCCTCATGAAGACGATGGGCGACACGGCGAAGAAGATCACTGAGCTTCGCTACGCCTCCAAAGAACTCGGCATGAGCGAGCAGGCGCTGTCGGGCTGGTCCACCGCAGCGGAGAAGGCAGGCATCGCGCCCGAAGCGATGATGTCGGGGCTGAAAAACTTCAAGCGCAACACCGAAGATTTCTCGATGCGTATCGGGGAGTTGCGCGGCCAGATGGTTGCGATGGGTGCGGGTCCGGTGATGGCGCGCATGAACGCCGCGACCAATCAACTCGACAAGATGAAGGAGGCTTTCGACTTCAAGGACGTGCTGGATCAGAGTGATCCGTCAGGCATGAAGTCGCGGCGCTTCTTCGAGATGATCG